TTGCCATGCCTGCATACGGGCCGCTTGTCGGAGCGGACGTGCTTGACGTGGCGGCAAGGTTCGTCAGCGCGGTGGCGCTGGTGCCGATGTAAACCGAATAGACATATCCGGCGGTGGACGGCAGGGTGAGGGTCAGCGCGGTGTTTGATCCGCCCGGCGCGGTGCCGCCGTCGATCTGATAGATGACAGTCTCATACTGCTTCTGCGGATCGCTGGCCGTCACTTGCGTGTAGTACGTCGTGCCGGAAGTCAGGCTGCCGCCGGTTGTGCCGGCCGCGCCAGTCACGGCCGCAGCGCCGGTGTAATAGGGCACCATGTTCGACGCGCAGAAAGTCACCCCACCCCACTCACCGACCTCGAAATTGTAGAGGCGGTTGATGTCGCTGTAGGACCAGGCAAGGACGACGGTGTTATTTTCGCGCAGATCGCCCATGCAGAGCGGCGAGATGATCGCAGCATAGTGCTCATGCAGCCTGGGATTCTGGCTGGCGCGGGCGCCGCCCTCCAACGCGTTGACCTTGGTATTGGTCATCTCGTCGCCCATGAAACGCGGGGCGCCGATCTGCATCATGGCCGCGACGGTGCGGTTGATCGTGTGCGTGTCGAGGACGTCGCCGGTTTGCAGAGCAGCGCGCGAGCCGCGCTGGTTGACGTAGTTGACCTGCGCGCAGCCCATCAGCGTCAGATACGTGTTCCGCTCGTCCGATTCCGAAATTTGCAGAGAGCAGAGGCGCATCGCCTGCTCAAAGAGCGGATGGAAGATGGTCAGCTCGGCCACGTCGGTGATCGTGACCTTGTCGCCCCACTGCTGGCAGACCGCGGTGACTTGGCTGATGGTCATAGTCTCGCCAACGGGTGGCACGCCTTCCGCCAGCGGCGCGAACGGCAGGGGCAGGCGGTTGAAGCGAGTTGCGGTGTACTGCGTGCCCATGCCTTTCGGCAGGGTGGCGGGGGTCGCGAATTGATACGCTACGAGCTGCCTGCGCGCGAGCGGCAGCACCTTCTTCTCGATGTACTTGCTGACATCACCCGCGTACTGGGTACTCGTGTTCGTAGCCATTTAACCCTTCTCCCCGCTGTGACGCGGGGATTTCCGCGCCTCAGATGATGATGTTAGCCAAGCGCCGCTCAAGCGTTTTGATGTCGTCCCCTGCGCCTCGATCCTCGCGGCTCATGCTGCCGGGATTTCTCGGGGTCGTGGTCTGCTGCTGGACTCGGCCGGTTGCAGCCTTGCGCTGCTTGCTGGTTGCGGATCCGGCCTTCTGCATCACCTTCTCGCCGATGATGAATTTCAGAGCGACCTCCCGGCTGACGTTACGGCCGCTCTGACGCTCTGACGCGAGAAGCTTTTCCACGTCGGAGGCGTACTTTGCGGCGAGCGGGTTGCGGGCCTGTAGCGCGTCGAATGCGGCGCGGTCGGTCGCGTCCTCAAGCCGAAAGTTGAGGCGCTGTTCCAGGGACGCGAGCCGCTGCTGATCCTGATGGCGGTAATATTCTAACCGCTGATCAGGGTCCATCAGCGCGAGTCGTTCGCGCTCCGCCTGAATTGCCCTGGGGTCCGGTTCCGGGGGGCGATTGCGAACCGCTGCCAGCTCGGCGCGGATTGCGGCAATTTCGGCCCTGGTTTCGTCCCTCTCGCGGAGGGCTGCGCGGACTCGTTCGGAAGATCGACTCGACTGGCGGGTGTCTAATCCGCCATTTTCTCTTTGCGGGACTTCATTCCCATCATCGGCTTCTTGGCCGGCTTCATCGCCGGTTTCGAGGCTTTCGTCAGCATCGCCGGCTTCGCCGGCCGCTTCATTGATGGGGTCTTCTTCCGCATCGACATCGGGGTCAATCTCCGGGGGCATGGTGCCTCTCAGCCTGCTGGATACGTAACCAGCGTCGGGACCGGGTTACGCCCGGGGGTCGGGTGCCAACCGGAAATATGGCCAGCGCGTCATTCCTGGGTCAAATTTTCGCGCGTTGTCAAGAGGGGTGCTTGGCGGACAGTTGGGCGTCTTGCGAAAGACACTTTGCACGCATGGCGTGCATAATGTTAACCGTGGGTTAAGGGTCGGTTTTGGCTTGCTCAAACTTCTGCGAGCGTTCCTAGGCGTCTGATTCCTGAATTGCGTGTGACTTTACAGCAAGGGCGCTTCCTCGGCAGAGAATGGAGAACTGCAGGGTCCAGATGAATGAGCGAGGTCCTTTTTCACAGATCACTTTCGTCTTCAGCGGTCCCGGCGGCGGCGGCTCCCCGACGATTTTTTCCGGGCGGGTTCGCGGTGGTCCAGGATAGGCACGGTAACAAGCTAGAGCTGACGGACGGGGCGAGGCTGAGCCTGATTGGCACCTGGGTTGCGCTCATTGTCGGCCTGAGCGGCATGGTGGGCACCGTATGGCACTTTGGCGAAAGCGTGTCGGACTCGATCTATCAGGCCGGAGTCGCCAGCGCGAAGCGTGAGATTGCTGCGGCGCAGGAAAGCGCGGCGCGGAACGAACAAACGGAAGAATTTCGCAAGTACGAAACCGAAACTAATGACCGCCTTGAGGCTCTTACGCGCCGCATTGAGGTGATGGAAGAGACGCAACTAAAATCTCGCGGCTTGCCCTTGCCTCCTACACAGATTCCGAATCAGGCTAAGTTTCACCAAAAGAAACAGATGGAGTATAGACCGTAATAATCTTTGCTAAGGGGTCGCCCGAGGCTGCTTTTGGAGAAAACAACGATGAACGCTTTCCTGCCGACACTGAAAACTGCGGCCGTGGCCTTCGTGGGCGGACTGATCCCGGTTCTGACACAACTTGCGAAGAGCGATACGCTGCCCACCACGACCGCAGGGTGGATAGGCGTCTTCGTGGCGGCCGGTGCGGCGGCCGGTTTCTACCACCTGCCTTCCCCCTCCATGCAACCGAAAGGATGAAGCCATGAACCTGTATCGCAATGCCGCCCTGGCATCAGGACTGGCGTGTGCCGCGTGTCAAAACCCGGCCGCTTATGAGTCGAACATTGCCGGTTTGCAAGCTTCGGTGCCTGTCATCGAAGCGGCACTTGCCTTGTATCCCGCGACAAACACGCCTGCATTCCAGAAAGCCGAGAGCACGTTGAACGCGGCGCTGGCGGCCCTGGCCTCCGCGCCCACGCCTTCCAACGCGGCAGCCGTGCTGGCCGATATCCAGGCGATCGATGCGGCGCTTCCGGCGAACACGCTCAGTCCGCAGCACCAGGCCGAGATCGCGGCGGGCTTGGCCATCGCGCGGCTGATCGTATCGAGCGTGCCCACGACGAGCTGAAAGGACGGGTGCTATAGGAGGAATGACCAGGTGCCCACACTGGACGCCTGAAGAGACAGCAGAACTGGAACGCCTGTTCGCGGCCGGCATGGACAGAGGCAAGATCGCCCTGACCATGGGCCGCACCAGGGCCAGCATCAGGCAGCGCGCGGTTCGGCTAGGCTTGATCAAGTCTGGCGAAGTCAAGCGCGGGCCACCCAAGCGAAAGCCGGCCAAGCCCGAGCCGCCGATGAGAGCCTTCGGCGAAAGCCCAAGATTATGTGCGAGGGCAAAGCGAAGATCGGCTCGCGCCGAGGGGGACGTTTCAGCTTCGTCGGTCCACCAATCCGGCCATGCAGCATCAACGGCGCTGCGGCTCAGGCCAGCATGCCGCAATGCACGTCGAAGCGACTTGGCGTCGAAGCTGTCAGCCATGAGGTTGGCCATCGGGCATAAGTCGGCAGCACCCCCGTGTTGATATCGATACAAGCAGTCGGTCGATTAGACGGTCGGCATCCTCTAAAGGAGCGCCGGTTGATAGGCTGTTTCGAATAGGCGGCGAGCCAGCCCATCTTTCAGCGAGGCGACGAAACACCGCCACGCCTCGCCAGCCATATCGCTCGGCAGATCGCGAAGAGCTTCGAGGCGGGTGCGGCTAAGGAGCACTGGATCGGTGAGCTTTACCCACATGTCGAGGTCGAGCCTCGCCCTGACGTTGATACGATATGATCCCTTACCGTTTGAACTTACCCGACGAAGCATGGCGGTTGCCTGTGATGCTCCCACACGCGCGCCTGTGCCACCGACATTGCGGTAATCCTCCGGATCAAATGGGCCGTAATCGCCAAGCACGAGTTCCTGTTCCGAACGACACATGAGGGCGTAGTGCCGGCCCGGTCCAAGGTGCGTCGCGGCGGACCGGCTCGTTACGAGGCAGTGATCCGGCAGGGGCCTCTCTATGCCATCAGCTCCTATATAGCCCCGCCATACGACGACGGCTGCCGGCCTGGCATCTACCTCCCTCGGACGGCCCTTCATCACGGAGAACACCACGCCGGGCTTCATCCCACTGGCCGCAATTTTGGCAGCCGTCTGCCCTGGCGCATTTCCCACTCCCCAGCAGAAAAGACCGTCCCCGGTCCTGCGTTCGATCTCTTTGCGGACGACGATATCCTGAAGCGACTGACCGGCCTCAGCCTGCATGCGTGACCAGCAAACGATTTCGTCGTGCTCGTTGCCCATTGTGCCTCCCATTTCAGTCCTCGGGTGAAGGTCGCAAGCCGATAGCCGCACCGGCTGCGCATGTTCCGCGCTTCGGGCAACCTGAAGACCGGGCGACCGCCGAAGGACGCGCCTCCAAATGCACCAAAGCCGCTCAATCAAACGTTCCGCCTGAATAAGCGCCGGGAGGGCGTGGGCGTAGCCCTCCAGGTAGGCGCCTGAGTCGATTGCGACGACCAACGCCGCCTGCGAGGCGGTTTCGGGCAGCGAACGGGTTTCAAAGCCATGCACCTTTATGCGCGTAATCGTATTTGATAGGCCATCCATCAAACACTGACAATTTTGGGGGTTTGATCGGCAATAGTAGCAGCACGATCCATTCGCCATCACCAGCAACGATTGCCGCATCGTGTGTGGTCAGTCCTATTGCGCTCAACAGTGCAAAAGCTTCTTGGTCAGTGCGTTTACTTGTCACGCTTGCACCCATCCAACATTTTTATTCTTTGGTCGTGCAACCATGCCATCCACGCGTAATATTCTGCTCCGTCAGTTAGAATAAACTGCACAAGGTATCCGTCTTCGCAGCTTCCGCCAACGTGATCCGCTATGCTGGATATTGGTGGCGTTAGTGCAAAAGCTTCTTGGTCAGTACGTTGCATCATGGCGCTTGCACCCTTCCACATATTTCGCTTCGCTAACCAGTGCGCGCATCTGATCGGCCAGAAACGGTGCGTATGTTCGCACCTGAACAATGCTTTTCAATTCAGACAAACTATCGACTTGGTTTGCGAAATAAAGCACCCGAGCGCGCAGGTCTAGCAGAAGGCCGATTCGGTCAAGGTCAGAATTGTTGATCATTCCATGCCTGTCCGGTTCTCACCCATGACCACCACGGGTGTAAGGCGGATAGGCATGAGACTTTCCACTAGGGCATCGGCTTTCCTAGCGCTTGGTACCCGTCACTTGCCACGTTCCTCGGCAATGGCCTTGATCTTATTCACGAGTGCCAGGCAATCTGGCCTGTTGCTTCGGCCACCAGATCCCCAGTGAGTCAGGGACTGCTCGATTGTGAAATCGCGACAGCCCGCGCGGATACGCCACTCGCCATCCACCAGCATGCCAGTGAAATAATATCCACGGCTCTCGGCCCCGCCATTTATCAACCAAGGCCAATCGGCGTGGGCGTAGCCCCGCAGGTCGGCGGGCCCCCCGATGGAGGTAAGCGCCGGGAGGGCATGGGCGTAGCCCCGCAGGTCGGCGAAACCCCCGATGGAGGTAAGCGCCGGGAGGGCATGGGCGTAGCCCTCCAGGTAGGCGTAATCCCCGATGGAGGTAAGCGCCGGAAGGGCATGGGCGTAGCCCCGCAGGTAGGCGGAACGCCCGATGGAGGTAAGCGCCGGGAGGGCGTGGGCGCAGCCCTCCAGGTAGGCGTAATCCCCGATGGAGGTAAGCGCCGGAAGGGCATGGGCGTAGCCCAGCAGGTAGGCGGAACCCCCGATGGAGGTAAGCGCCGGAAGGGCATGGGCGTAGCCCAGCAGGTAGGCGGAACGCCCGATGGAGGTAAGCGCCGGGAGGGCGTGGGCGTAGCCCTCCAGGTAGGCGGAACCCCCGATGGAGGTAAGCGCCGGGAGGGCGTGGGCGTAGCGCTCCAGGTTGGCGGAACCCCCGATGGAGGTAAGCGCCGGGAGGGCGTGGGCGTAGCCCTCCAGGTCGGCGGGCCCCCCGATGGAGGTAAGCGCCGGGAGGGCATGGGCGTAGCCCTCCAGGTAGGCGGAACCCCCGATGGAGGTAAGCGCCGGGAGGGCATGGGCGTAGCCCCGCAGGTAGGCGGAACCCCCGATGGAGGCAAGCGCCGGGAGGGCATGGGCGTAGCCCTCCAGGTAGGCGGAACCCCCGATGGAGGTAAGCGCCGGGAGGGCGTGGGCGTAGCCCTCCAGGTCGGCGCCTGAGTCGATTGCGACGACCAACGCCGCCTGCGAGGCGGTTTCGGGCAGCGAATTTATGGTGCTGCCGTCTCGCAGTTTCACTTTCATTGGGTTTCTCCTCAAGCCTGGCACACGCGAAAATGCGGATCGCCAAACGCCAGACAGCGGCGGTGCGGCGTGATCGTCGGCTATGAGAGTCATGCGTCCGGGTTACCGCCACTCCGCAGCGAACGGAATATCATCGTCAAACGAATCGCCGCCGCCTGCGGGGACGGATTTGCGGGCTGGGGGCCGGGAAGATGAGACGTTCGCCGGTTTGTCTTCGACTACATAATCATAAACCACATTCCTTGGCGGATACGGATTTTCCTGCTTGATCTTCAGCTTTACCTTGCCACTGCGATTTAGGAAATCGCTGGCCTCCAGCTTGCCAGCCTCATACTCGCGGCCAAGACCGACGGAGTAGGCGGCATGACGTACCTTGTAGGCGATCTTATCGACCAGCCAATCCGTGATCTTTTTGGTTTCCCCGTTGCCGTCAAACACCCGGATTTCAAGCGTGATCATGTCATTGCCACTTTTGGAAACTTCATCCAATGCGTTGATCACGTCGAAATCGTAGATGCCTGGCTTGAAGGGGCCGCGTGCAGCGGCTTCCGCCTCAATTTCGGCTTCCGTTTTGGGTGTAAACCTCATGGCAGTTTCCCTTTCAGCCAGCTGATAATCTTGTCCACCTTTTCAGCGTCCATCTCGGGCCATGACGTGACGCCGGCAGCGGTGAACCACTTGGCTTCCTGATCGTCTGGTATTTTGACGACTTCCAGGAGCTTACGGACTTCGGCAAGCTGTTCATCGCTCGCTAACTCAATCGGCTTCACATCTTCTTCGATGGTTTCCTTGCCGTAGCGCGTCGCAAATTCCTCGTAAGACCATGGCATAGATTCACCCTTGGTGAAATTTTCCAGCCGGGACTTACGAACCTTGGCGAAGCGATTGTTGCCCTGCTGAATCACCTGCAGGCACAGATGCAGCTCGTATTCCAGACGATCCCATGCATCAAACGTCTGGCCGATCGCTTCCCGTTCGCCTTTCGCGTTCAGGCCCCATTCCTCCTTCTGGTGCGCGATCAGCAGAACCGTCATATCCAGGCGCGTGAGCCAGGAAACAAGCCGACGCATAGCGCCCACCGCTGGTTTTTTGTCCGCGCCGAATTCATTCTTTTTTCCCGCGTCCGCCAAACGCTCCGCCTCCTGGGCGACGGCGCTGCCAAACAACTTGGAAACCGAATCTATGACTAGGGTACGGTAGGGGTGCTTTTGCGTGGCAAGTAGCTGCACCTGCTCCAGCACCGTGTCGAAAGACAAAGCGCCCTGGTCAGGCCCGAGATAAACACCGCCGCTGCGCTCCAGCTTTTCGATGTAGCGTTTGAGGTTTGCGCCGCCTTCCGTGTCGATGTAATAGCAGGCCGCAAAGTCCAGCGCAGTCCATGTCTTTCCGACACCCGCAGCGCCAAAAATCAGAACCTTAGGCTTGGCCGGTGCGGCAGCCTTCGGTGCAACGGCCCTGAGCTTACTTTTCGAAATTGCGTTCATGAACTTACTCCAAAGGTTTCAGCCAGCGCGCGGCTTGCCTCTTGCAACGCAGCAATATGCTGCGTCCTGTTCGTTGCAACATGTAATGGAGCGTCCTGGGCGAGATCGCGCAGATCGGAAATGATTTCAGAGAGATAGCCGAGCAGCACTCGCGCTTCGTCCTTGCTCATAAGCTTGTGACCCGTATCTTGGCGCACGAGTTTATCATCTCAGACAGGGCCGCGGCCTCCCGGGCCATTTCGTTCAGATCGGCTTGAAGTCCCACAGTGTCTCCGGACGCGGCTTGAGCGCGAATCCGGCGGGCTAAGATGGCCAGAATTCTGGCGGTTGCATACGCCTCTGTCATGTTGCGCTGCAAAACTCGAAGCTGTGTCATCTTTTGACTGCCCCGCCCTCAAACACACGCAGGAAGTCGCCGCGCGGCCGGCTGAACTTATGAGGCTGGGAGTCTCGGTCCAACAAAGCCTGTATTTCAGCGGTTGTATGTGCAGCAGCGGACCGCACAACAGAGTCCGGCACATCGTGCTGAAGCGCCACAGAAAGCTGAGCAGCAATCCGACGCAGCGCGGCGTCGGTGTCGAGAGCCTTCTGCCGGCTTGAAAGCAACTGAGCCGTGATGCTCATTTGGCGGCATTCCACCGCCTCGACCTCTTTGGCTAAAGCGCAAACGTCCATGCCGAGCAACGCCACTGCCGCAGGCGCCGATACTACTAGATGGGAATTTTGCACGAGCGAATATTGCGCTTCGCACGCTTTGATCAGCTTTTCCGAAATGACGCCCATCACTGCACACTCCACGCATAAAGCACGACGAAGGCGTAGGCTAATGTTGCGGCCAGCACACATGAACATGTGAGCAGCGTCCATTTGACGAATGCGTATCTGATCATTTGCTTTCTCCGCTGATTTCGAAGTTTGCAATGCAATCCAGGTCTGACGCCCAGGCTTCCAGGGTCATCGCCGCGTGCAGCAGCGCGCCTGCGTAGACCGCTGGGCTGATTGGGCGCTCGGTGCCAGCGACGGCGCGGCAGTGGGCGGCCAGGCGGGTGTATGAGTCATTCATCACGCCGCCTCCGCCGCAGGCGCCGCTGCGACTGCCGGTATTCCGACAGGCGCATCGAAAACCGCAGCGGTTTTCGCATCCAGCGCCGCCAGTTCGGCCTCCTCGAAAACCTCCTGCACCCAGGCGATGACGCGGGCGCGCTCGGTCGGCGTCAGGCCATCCAGCGCCTTGTGGACCGTGTCCATCGCGTTGAGTTCCTTGTTGAAGATGTAGGACATGGGGGTTTCTCCTGTTGGCGGCTGGGGGTCAGGATGCGCCGGCGCGGGGGTTAGAAAGTCAGTTCGTCACGACGCCGGTCGTATTCGTAGTCGGCGCGCTCACCAAAGTCGTCGTCGGCCGCAGCCAGCTCGTCGCACTCGCGCGTGCGCGTTTCAAACCAAGCAGCGATTTGTGCCCGCTCGGCATCGGTCAGCGGCGCGTGGCAGCCCGGCTCGATGATCTCCATGCCATCGAGCGTGTGCTCGTATTCGGCCGGCCAGGGCGGGTCTGTGCAGTCGCCCGCGTAGGCTTTCACTGTACATCGGCTAATGAAATGGACCGCGACTTCCAGGTAATCGGCCTCGTCAAAGCCGATGGCGCGTTCAAGCTCGTAGTAGAGGGTGCCCATCATACTGCCTCCCTGGGGGCGGTAACGCGGATCATGTCCCGGATAGCAATAGCCTCTTCGGTCCATTGCAGCGCGATCCGCGCCGCGCCATTTTTCTCTGGTGTGTCACCCGGCTGTATGGCGGTGAAGAACATCTCCCGCGGACTCTCGGCGTTTGCATGAAAAACAATATTGTTGCCAAGGTTAATGTCACGGCCGTTATAATTGCTGATGCCGTGCGCTTTGGCCAAGGTACCGGCCAGGCATGCACAACTTCCGCTATATATCGAACCGTCTACTCGGCCCGCGAGCAGCGCGTCTTTAAGCGCCTCAAGCTCGTTAGGAAGGCGTAGGACTTCGGCAAGGAAGTCCTGCTTGACTGTTGACAAATTGGCGCGCGACAGATCGGCGCGCGACAGATCGGCGCCCGATAGCTTGCAGCGCGACAGATCGGCGTCCGACAGATCGCAGCGCGACAAATAGGCGCCCGATAGCTTGCAGCGCGACAGATCGGCGCCCCGCAGATCGGCGCCTCGCAGATCGGCGCCTCGCAGATCGGCGCCCGACAGATCGCAGCGCGACAGATCACAGCGCGACAAATCGGCGTCCGACAGATCGCAGCGCGACAAATAGGCGCCTTGCAGATCGGCGCCCGACAGATCAGCGTCCGACAGACGGATGTTTGAGGCCAGTGCTTTTCTCACGGCAAAACCAAGCTGTTGCCCGTATAACATATTCTCGACGTCCAGCGTTATTTCGCATGTGAACAACGTCGTGCCATTCCAGCGATTTTTAATTTCCATCGTTTTCACCTAGCTTCTCCTAGTTCGCACAATCGCCAGAATTCCAGCCACGATTAACCTGGCTGGCGTTCAAGCAATTACGCAACCGTCTCGTCGGCGCCCAACAGAATGGAGCCCGACAAATAGGCGCCCGACAGAATGGCGCCCAACAGAATGGTGCCTCGCAGAATGGCGCCCAACAGCATGGAGTTCCGCAGATCGGCGCCCGACAGATCGCAGCGCGACAGATCGCAGCGCGACAGATCGCGGCGCGACAAATCGGCGCCCGACAAATCGGCGCCCCGCAGATCGGCGCCCGACAGACGGATGTTTGAGGCCAGTGCTTTTCTCACGGCAAAACCAAGCTGTTGCCCGTATGGCATGTCCTCGACGTCCGGCGTTATTTCGCAGGAGAACAACGTCGTGCCATTCCAGCGATTTTTAATTTCTATCGTTTTCATCTAACCTCTCCTAGCCCGCCAAGCCGCCTGCTTGATTGCAGGAGCGGCTTGGCGTCGAAACAAGTCAAGCATAGGTTGACCCATAGCGCAACGGTCAAATTAGCCTTGACTGCGATTTTTTTTGGTGGTTCGCTCGGGCGCATGGAAGACGCCGAGCGCAATAATGACGCATCCCGTCAGACCGAGTCGTTGCAGCGGGCGATAAGCCTCGTGGGTGGCGGTACGCGTCTAGCGCGAGCCCTCGGGGTCACTAAGCAAGCGGTATCAGCATGGCGCCGTCCTCCGGCCCTCCACGTGGCGGAAATCAGCCGGTTGAGCGGTATCGATCCGCATCAGCTTCGACCTGACATATTTCCGCGGCCAAAGACAGACGAGGTAACGGAGTCCTCGGAATGAGTTTGGAATGCTGCAGCTCCTGTCCGTATATGCATGGTTTCGTCGTTGACCTGCCTGGCGGTGTCACGATCGACCTGCAGACGCACATCCTCACCACACCGCGCGGTCGCTATCGCATGCATGCACAGCAGGCCCGTCTGCTTGCAGCATTGGCCGACGTCGGCCAGGTGAAGGCTTACAGCGACCTCATCCGAGCGGTTGGTTCTTTTTCTCAGCCCGGCACAAAATCTTACAGAAATCTTCTTTTTACCGTCGTGTGGCGTTTGCGGCTTCTGCTGAATGATGTGGCGCCGCATCTGCAGATCGCATGCGAGCCTCGCGTCGGCTATTTCCTGTTGGCTGATTGCGCCCATCCCGGAATCACCGCGTCTGCGGCGATCGCTTTGCCCACGTCACGGGCCGTTTCCTCCCTAGTCACCTGCGCCGCCGGGGAATCGCTCCCGGCGGCGGATTTTTCGGGCGGGAACAGGTAATGCCTACGCGTCTATCAGCCTGGGCCGACCCGAAGAGACGCGACATGCTGCGCCGGTTGTGGACTGAAGGCCACACGACTTCGGTCATTGCGCTGCAGATGAAATGCTCTAAATCCAGTGTCATCGGCGCTGCTCATCGAATGGGTCTTAAGTCCCGCCCATCTCCGATTAAGCGGAGGGCCGAAGATGCGGCACCAAAAGTCACCCCGCGGCCGTCTCAGGTGCGTGGTAAACACACGCTTGCCAAGCTGCAAGCCACCGGCGGCTTGAGCGAGGCTGTAGATCCTGTCACCTCGCCGAAACCGGTCGAGGAAAAGCCTGTTCTAGCGATCGAAAGGACCGCTCCACCATCTCCGCAACGTTATGTGATGCATGGCGAGTGCGCCTGGCCGGTTAAGACCGTCAAGGCAGGCCGCTTTGTTTTTTGTTGCGAGCCAGTTGAGCGCGGAAAGCCCTACTGCACCGCACATTGCAACATTGCTTACGCGCGACCTCGTCGCGATGCGATGGCCTCACCGCAGTTTCTGACGCAGAACTGACATGACCGCTAGAATTTCTGAGGCCGATCTAGCGCGCTTATACCGCGGCGAGGCAGATTACGCTGATCTTGTCGGCTCTTCAGAAAATCCACCGATTAAAGCCCGCAAGAAAAGGTCGCGCGGTGAGCGCGCGGTCAATCCATACGAGCGCGATATTCAGCGCGCTGTCGTCACCCAGCTACGCGCGATCGTTCCTCCCGATTACATCGTCCAGGCGAACGTCCAGGAGCGCCAGGGCCGGCAGGCGAGCATTTTTGCCCGGTCCCAGGGCCAGGTGCCCGGCTGGCCTGACATCGCGGTTTGGGGCGATGGACGGGTCTGGCTGATCGAGCTTAAGGATCGTCATGGCGTTCTGACCAAGTCGCAAAAGGACCTCCACCCCCGCCTTTCAGCGGCCGGTTTTCCAGTGTTGCCGATTTGCCGGAGCGTGGAGGAAGCGATCGACTTCCTGATTCAGCACGGCGCCCGGCTTCGTGGACGCGTCGAAAGTGGAAACCGATCGGGTGAGTGATAAAACCCCGACTAGTAAGCCGTCCCCCTTCAAGCCGAAGCGGCCTCTGTCGCCGGCGTTGAAGCGCATGCTCGCCAAACGCCAGACAGCGGCGGTGCGGCGCGCTTTGGAGCGGTCGCGCAAGGACGGGGTCGTAGTATGACCATGGGCAACACCAGCTCATGGCGTGGTACGATTGGTCGTGACGGTGGCCTGCTTGTCCACGATGCTGAACCGGAGATGCCTCTGGTGCTTCGAGTTGGAAAAATCGTCGACCGCTATCCCGTCGAATTGACGGGCACGCTTTCGAACGAACACTGGCGCGGTCATGTCTCGGCCGATCGCAGCGAGTTCCGGTTGCACTGCGCCCTCGGGTTTACCCTGCTTGGCAGACTGGTGCGCGCGGGGACCGCGTATGAAATCCAGGACGTGCGGATGATTCCGCCCCCGTCGTGTTTGTTGCCTGGCGAAACCTCGTGACAGACTACACGCCACCCCCGCCAAAGAACGCCGATACCCAGCACCAAATCAAGTGGCTGCGCATTCGTGTGCAATCATTCGCTGATGGATGGGCGCTGCATGTGGTCTTCAATCAGGACTCGGAATCCCTTGCTCTTGCGGAGATCAGCAACGCGGCGGCCAATATCGCCAAAGCTAACGACTTAAACATGCACCTCGTGGATCACGTCGCACAAACCGCACTTAAAGACGCACTCAACCACTGCCGGGAGGCAAAAGAAAGGATCCGATGGGCTGTCATGCCATTGATCCGTGCGCGCCAACCTGGCGACGAAATCTTCGCGGCGGCCCAGCGCACCAACCAGAGGGGCGGTTTCTGCATACCGGACACGCCCTTGATCGAGTTCCTCAGGACGCTGGCACATGCACAATCGCAACGCCGCATTGCGTCGAGATGACATAATTTGGGGGATACACCCAGTCTCGTCCCATGATGACGAGACATCGACTCCGCTTGTCTTCACTCCAGCCAGATTACCAGATCCCGCGACGATCCTGCCCCGCCAGTGGCTGCTCGGGACCCAGCTGCTCAAAGGCTTCGTCACGGTCCTGGTGGCCCCAGGCGGAACCGGTAAGAGCATATATGCAATGACTGCGGGCCTTTCTCTGGCCACCAAAAAAAAGCTCCTCGATCTCCATGTCTGGCAGCGTGTGAACGTCGCCATCATAAACGAGGACCCGATGGAGGAGCTTGAGCGCAGACTCGCTGCCATCATGATCCGGCACAAAATAGACAGTCAGGACGTAGTCGGACGCTACTTTCTCAATTCCATGGATGACCGGCTGGTGAGGATGGCCGAACGCGGTCCGGACGGCTACAGCGTGGTCTACCCGGACGAGGCCGCTCTGATCGATCAGATCACCGAACATGAGATCGGGCTCCTAGTCATTGATCCCTTTGCCGAGTCACATTCCCTCGAAGAGAATTCCAATCCCGACATGATCGCCGCGGCACGGGCATGGCGAAGGGTTGCCCGTACGACAGGCTGCTCGATCCTCCTTGTGCACCACGTCCGAAAAGGCGCGATAGAGGGGTCGATCGAGGCCGCCAGGGGCGCCAAGGGCCTGACTGATTCCGCCAGGGTCGGTCTGCTTATGCAAACCATGACCGCAGACGAGGCAGCGGCCCTTAATATACCCGTCGAGGAGCGATTCACTTACATCCGAGTCGATGACGGCAAGGTCAATCTCTCACCCAGGATAGACCGAGCGACCTGGTTCCGGCTTGAGCAAGTGATGCTCGGAAATACCGATCCTATCTACCAGAACGGCGACACCGTGGCGGCCATCGTGCCGTGGTCGCCACCGAAATTGTTCTCACATCAAACGCCGGAGCAGATCTCCCTCGTCCTGGACCACCTGGCGGACGGCCCAGAGCCCGGCGTCCTGTATGGTGCCACTGCTCGGGGGCGATCCGGCCGATGGGCCGGAGATGTGATCCGACGGCATTGCGACGTCAGCGAGTCCCAAGCTCAAGCAATGATTGATGCCTGGCTCCATACGGGTTTATTGTTCGAATCAGACTTCCGCCACCCGGCTACCCGGAAGAACCTCACCGGCGTCAGAGTGGATGACTCGAAGAGGCCAACATGAGTCTGCCCCCACACATGATTTGCGCCAAATGCCCGAAATCAACCCATCTTTTGGCGCGCTTTTGGCGCAATTTCGTTTCGCCGATGGATGGTTTGCGCCAAATAGGGGGGGTAAAACCCCCCTATTTGGCGCTAACCATCATCCTTAGGCGCCGTTTTTCGTCGTTTTTGGCGCGTTTTTCGCCATCTTTCGTGAGTTTTCAAAGGCTTGGATTTGGCGCGCTTTTGGCGCGCTTTTGGCGCACCCTACTCGGGCGTCGTGTGAGCGGCATCACCGTGGTTAAATGGAGCAGCGTGGCCGCAGGCGCGCATCGGCGGCTGTGTCTGACGATCTGATCCCACAGCCTCATGGGGGCGCGCTGAGGCCATGGACCTCGTCCTCGGGCTCTGCAGCCGGGCGGTCGAGCATCCGGGCTCTCAAGAAGGCCGCTGCCCGGCGGATGGCCGACTATTCGCCTGAGGCCGTGGACGAGACCATCAGGCTGGCCCTCTACGATCCGGACAGCCGGGTGCGGACGATCAATCTGCAGCAGGTGCTGGACCGGGGGCTCGGCAAGGTCAGCGACCTACCGCCGGCGGAGGATGGCCGCGTGGTGGACATCAGCCACCTGTCGCCGGCGGATCAGAAGCGGCTGGATGAGGCTTTTGCGGTGATCCACGAGCTGCTGGGCATCGGGCCTGGGGCTGTGGCGAAATAGCGTGAGGCCCATCAATGCCGATCTGCTTGCCCGTGTGCTGGGGCGCGCTCTAGTCGATCGTCAGCCGGTCGCACTCGCCACCGGCTGCACATTCCGCGGCGGCAAGCGCCTGGTGCTGGATATCGACGAGGAGACGTTCGGCCAGATCCAGGCTTACGCGCAACGCGGCAGGGTTTCCGTCTCGGCGGCCGTGCGCGAGCTGGTGGAGTTTGGTCTTGAGGAAGTTCGCTGATCAAAGCCCTGGAAAGCCGTTCCGTTTGTGTGTAGAATTTTAGCCCACCACCAAACCGGAGGTATCCCCATGGAGAAGACTTGCGGCAGTGTCGCATCTGACGACAAAAGCACCCGCAGCCTGCCAAAAGCCAGCGTGAACGCCGAAGCGACCCGGAAGTCGCCGCCGGACATTCCGCGCATCGCCGGGGAGCGCATGGCATGAGCCCCGCCTTGCTTGAGGGGCTGATCTGGCTCTACGTCCTGGCGATCGTGATCGGGTGGCTGTGGGCGTCGAACCAGGCTCGCTGACACCGGCCGGCGGCGCCCTGCAACCTCGGCTGACCTTCGCCTGGGAGCCGCTGATCAATCTGCTTGGCGAAGGGCTGCCGGCGCTGGTGCATAAGCACTGGCGCGAGATTGCCACTTCTCAGGACAAGGTCCCGCTGCGGGTCGATTGGTTGGCCTACCTGCAGCGGGAGCGGGATGGCGGATGGCGCGCTTTCGTGGCTCGCCGCGGCGGCCGGATCGTCGGCTATATTGCGTTCTTCTTCTTCCAGCCGGAACGATACCGCGGCAGCTTGTTTGCCGTTGAAGACACGATCTGGGTGGTCCCGACCGAGCGCGACAGGGGGCTCGTATGGATGCGCCTGGTTCGGGAGGCTCTGAAAGCCCTGCCTCGGCCGTGCACGGTTCAGATCAAGAGCCGGCTGACGACGAAAGACGGTCGATCTGGGCGGATTTTAGAGCGGTGTGGCTTGACAGCCAAGGAAGTCGTATACAGCGCATATCTGGACCGGCCCCTGCCGGACCTGAGTCCGCAGGAGCTTGAGAATGAGCGACCCTCCTTTCTCCGACGAACCGATCCAGCAGAGGCGTGACGCCGGCGGTCGGTGGGAGGCCGAGCCGCTCGACCATCCTGCACAGCCGGAGCATCCGCAGATCGACGGCGCTCACGACTTGGTGCCGCAAGACTATCCGGAACAGGCGCCCCACCCGCTTGACGCACCCCAGCCCGACATCATCGACCCGCACGATTATGACGAGGCGCATGTCTCGATGGACAAGGGCAATCACCAGCATTGGTTGGATGAGGGTTGGACGATTTGGGACGTGATCGAGGGCGGGGCGTTCGCTGTCTACCGCCGGCTGAAGTCGAAGGAGAATGAGGATGGGCAGCCCATCGGTCCCACAAGCCCCTAGCACCGGTAATGCCCAGAGCATTTTCAACAGCGGGCTGAACGCGCAGTACGGGATTGCAGGGCAGGCCGCAGCGCCGGTTTCCGGGATCATCAACAACCAGTACGCCGGCGGGTATCAGAGCGGCGCTAATCTGACTGGCAGCCAGGCGCAAGCCGGATCGGGTAATCTGTTCTCGTCTGTGAACTCCGCATTGCCCTATGGCCAGCAGATCCTGACCAACGCATTCGACCCTCAAAACCTGCTGTATGCTCGCACGCAACAGCAGGTGCAGGACCAGGCTGGCGCGCAGTTGGCCGCCTCCGGGGTTGGCTCCACACCGTTTGGGCAAGGGGTGATGGACCAGGCCCTGTCCAACTTTAATATCGACTGGCAGAACAACCAGCTTCAGCGCGAATCCCAGGGCATCAGCAGCTACGACTCGCTTCTGGACTCGGCTGCCTCGGGCTACGGCGCGGGGACGAACCTCGGTGCTGCCGGATCAGCGTTGCCCTACTCCACGAGCAACACGATCAACAACGCGAGTTTGAACGCGTTGCAGACGGAGCAGGGTCTGTACAGCAGCCCGACTAACACAGCCGGCAACTGGGTCCAGCAGGTGTTTGGCGATCAGATGCAGCAGTACGGGGCGGAAGAGCAGCAGAATCAATCATTCTGGCAAGATCTTGGCGGCGTCGCCGGTACCCTTCTCGGAGGCTTCCAACCGGGAGGTAGCCTGTCCAACATTTTTGGTATGGGCGGGGGTGGAGGCAATATCTGGTCAGGTGCGGGTTCTGACCAAGGAGGCTGGTAAATGCCTGCCGGACTGGGATTTCTAAAGGGACTATCAACCGCCCTCGACACCTATCAGGACCAGATTGACCGCCAGAAGCGGATGAAGCTGGCGCAGATCGAAATGCAGCAGAAGCAGGTCGAGCTGCAGGCCATGCAACAGCAGGCGCAGATAGCGGGCTGGCAAGGCAAGCTTGATGTGTACGGTGCGCTGGCTGATGCGCAAGGCGATCAGCCGTCTAGCTTGCCGGTGCAGCCTTACAGCGTAAATCAGCCGATGCCTGCGCAGGGAATGCCCGCTGGTGGAATGGCTGGCGGAATGCCTGGCCAGCCTCCGGCCGCCGGCGGGATGCAAGGTGGATTGCCTGGAGCGCGACCGATGCCGCAAGGCGCGCCGCCTTCTAACTCGATGGGCGCTCCGACAGGGATGATGGCCGGCGGAATGTCTCCTAGTCTACCGCCGCAGGGTCTTATGCAGCCGGGAGCGCAGCGCCAAGGTGCGCCGGCAATTCCGGTTGGTCAGTCTATGAGCCAGTCACCGGGTGTGGATTCACTCGGTCCACCTCCTTCGCTCCAAACTCTCGCGCAGGCGCTAGCGCGCCGAGCCCAGCAAAAAGGTCTGAACCCTCCTCCGCAAGCGATCATTGCCACGGCACAGCAGTTCTATCCTCAAGCTATGCAGCAGTGGAACGCGCGGCGAGAGCAGCTCCAATACCAGCAATCGGAGCGCGATCGCTTGGCCGCGCACGAGGATACGGAGGAAGATCGTCGTCTAACTCGTGCGGCTACCGCTCAGTCTCATGCGGACAGCATGGCAATGCGTGAGGCGACCATGGCGCTGGCGACTCAAGGGTTGTCACAACGCGGTTGGCAGATTTTCACCGGCAAGGACGGCAAGATTTATCGTGGCAATGCCAGAACCGGCGAAGTCGTTCCGATGGACGGCGCACCGGCCGGCATGTCGCGTCTTGGGCAGAATACCGGTCCTAAGACGGCAACCGGCATGCTCATGCAGAAGTGGAAGGAGGAGCACCCGAATTACACTGAAGACGACATGCAGGACTTCCTGGTGAATAACGCCCGATTGATTACCTCAGCGCGGCTACTTGCGAAAAAGACCGTGCCTCTCGATCAGCTGGGCAACGAAACTCGTGCGACCATTCCTGTGGTCAACGAGTTGTCGGCAAAGGTCGACAGAACAGAATATCCTTCCGTAAACAAATTAATCGAGGCAGCACAGAAGGGAACAGGTGATACGAACGTGGTCCGTCTCGGCATTGCGGTAGCAACGGTCAGGGACATTTACGCTCGCCTTCTCAATGGCGGTGGCGCGGCGACCAACTCAAGTCGGGAGCAGGCGAATGGTTTACTGAATCAGGCATGGAGTAAGGGCCAGATCAGCGCGGCGACTGACCAGATCATGCAGGAACTTGATCGAGCACAAACGGCTTCGCAGAAAACCGGGCGTGATATCATGTCAAGGCCGGGGGATTCGGGTGTGCCGCAGATCAAATCCGATGCCGACTATGCGAAGTTGCCGTCTGGCGCAGAATTCATCGCACCTGACGGATCGCATCGCAGGAAACCCTGATGGCCGATCCAGACTGGATGAGCGCGCCGATTGTCAGCCAGGGCGCGCAGCCTGGACAGGGGGCGCGGCCTGCCTGGATGGCAGCACCGATGGTGAATCAACAGCAGACCCAACAACAGACCCCGCAATCGCCGGCGTCTGCACAAACAGCGGCCAGACCCGGTCCGTGGAACCAAACCGAGCGCATGCTTTTGGGGTTTGCGACGCCGGCGGTCGGGATCATGCAGGGTACCGCAGATGTAGCTGGGCGGCTCGGGATCATCGGTAAAGACCGGCAGCAGGGGTATGACGATGCGGCTGCTGCTCTGCAAGGCGCAAAGGGGCGTCTTCGACAGCAAGCTGGATTAGCTCCAGGCGCTTTCGACGTGCATGACACAGTCGGAGAGGCGATCAATCCGCTGAACTATGCCGTCCGCGGTGCTGGGTTGCTGAAGGGCGCGGGCATGGGGGCCGCGACCGGCGCCATGCAGCCGACGACAAGCGACAGCCCAATTTTCGAGCGCGCGAAGAACGCAGCGGAGGGAGCTGCGACCGCGACGGGACTCGGCGCGTTGTTTCACGCCCTTGGCCCTGCCAGGCAGGCGATCCTGAACACTCTGACCCCGGCCGGCGCTGCTGACAGGGCCCAGGCACAGGCCGTTGCGAAGGTCCTGCAACGGTTTTCGGACGATGAGAAAGGCGGTGGTCCGTCCGCGACAGAGGCGATCGCCGCGGTCAATGCGGCCAGGGCGCGCGGCACGCCGATGGCGCTTGCGGATGCCGGAGGCAAAAACGTGCAGGGCTTGGCTGGCAGCCTTTCGCGAAAGCCGGGGCCGCCAAAGTCCATCGCTGAGGAGCAAGCGAAAAACCAGATGCGGGAGGCCGGCGCCAGGCTCACCCAGATAGGTGCCGCGCACATCAGTTCCGGGCCATCTATGCGGCAATCGGTTAAAGCCTTGACCGCTGCGCAGAAAGCCGCGGCGGCGCCGCTTTACGAAAAAGCAATGGCGCCTGGCAGTGTTGCGCCCCTGGAAAAACAGTTTGAGGGTGTGTTCCGCGACACGTCGAAAGCCGAATCGGAGGCTCGAAAGGATCTTCAGAAAGCCCAGAATGCGATGACGGTGGCTGCTGCCAAAGTCTCGCGGGCCGGCGATAACGTCTACATGGCGAGTGCGGCGCTGAAAGAACAGGCGCAGGCTCGAACGGCTTTGCAAGAGGCGCAGCAGAAAGCTCAGGCCGCAGTTCAAGCCAAGCAAGCGGTTCTCGCCAGGCTCCGCGAGGCTCAGTCAGCCGCGGCGGCGGGGCAGCGCGGTGGCGTATGGTCCCCGTACATTCAGCAAATTATCTCCGATCCCATTATGAAGCCTGCGATCGCCAGAGGGCTTGAAGTGCAACGTATTGAAGCCCTGGCAGACCGAAAGCCGTTCAATCCGCGCGATTATGCAATCACAGGTTACGACAAGTCCGGTGAGCCGATTGTCGATCGGGTTCCGAATATGAGGTTGCTCGACAGCATCAAGAAAGGCATGGATAAGATCATAGAGGACTTCCGCGATCCTCTGACCGGCAAGCTGGACTTCATGAACGGCGGAGATCGAGGTCAGATTGCTCAAAATCTCAACACGATCAGGAGGGATTTTCTGGATCAGATCGACGAAATCAATCCGGTTTACAAAGAGGCTCGCGCAGCTTGGGCAGGGCCGGCGAAGGCCGCGGGCCTAGTCTTGCAAGGTCGCAACATATTTCGCATGCATCCAGAAGAGGTCCAAGAGGTTTGGAATCCCTTGAGTCCTGCGGAGAGAGAGCATTTTAAGCTGGGGGTTGCGGATTGGTGGAGAGACGAGATTAGCAAGGCGGGGCCAAAGTCCCCGTCGGCGCGAGGTTTGGACAAGAACGACTTCAACGACATGATAAAAGAGCGCTTGCGTCCATTGTTCAGCAGTCAAAAAAAGTTTGACGATTTTATTCAAGCAGTGACCGACGAACGTACAGTCTTCGTTCAGGCCGGTAAGCGACTAGGCGGCTCGCAAACAGCGGAGCGTCAGGCGGAAGATGCGGAACTTGGCATGGGCGCTGCTGCCAATGCTACGAAGGGCTTGGTGAAAGCGGCCGGCGGAAATTACTTCGGCGCGGTAGGCGACTTCCTCAAAGCCAAGCGTGACCTCGGGATCATCGGCGACAAAAAGGTGAATGAGGCGATGGCGCGGCTGCTATTTGACCCGACGGTTAACCTCGATACGCAGAGGGGCCGGACGCTGTTGAGCATGGTCCCCAGCCCGAAGGCGAGGGCGTATATTGAAAACTTCCGGCGGGCGGGAACGCTGGCGACTAACTCTAGGCAGGGAGAGCAGGAGTCCGATCAGCCACAAGACGCAAGTGCGCTCAACTAGCTCTGAAAGGTGCATGGTACTTTATGCCACAATCCGGGCCTGATGACGATCTCGACCCGTCGGTAAACTCGCCGGTCGAAACCGACGCGGTACATCAGGAAGAGGAATGCGGCGATCCAGAGGGCGAACCGGACGAGGAAATGGAGGAAGACGATGCAGACGAGTGATGGGACTGCTCACGCCAGCGGCTGGCTGGTTTTGTTCGACGGTGGAGAACCGCAACTCATCCCCATCGACGATTTGCGTGACCATGAGCCGAGCGCCGAGTGTTGGTGCGGTCCTGAGCGTGTCGATGGCGTCGTTGAGCACAGGGCGATGGATAAGCGCGAAGAGTATGAGCGCGGCCGGCGTTTCTGCTGACCATGCGGGCACTTGTCCTTGATGCCGGCGGTAACGGTCTGGACTGGTGCATGCGCGCGCAGCGCGCCGGCCACGATGTTCGGCTCTACATTCCGGACAAGCCTCGCCTTGCTCTGATCGGCCGCGGGCTTATTCGCAGGGTTGCGAACTGGCGCGAATGGGTGCGCTGGGCCGATCTGATCTTCTTGACCGACAATACCGCCTACCTGTCTGAAGTCCGCGATGTGATCCGCACCACGGGCAGCTCCGCCTACGTGTTCGGTGCAACCCCCGAAAGCTCGGAATGGGAGCTAGATCGCGACGTTGGAATGGCCCAATTCCGAAAAAAAGGCATCGCCGTTCCCGCAAGCCGCTGCTTCAGCGACTATGACAAAGCCATCGCCTACGTGAAGAAAGAGGATCGGCCGTTCGTCTCAAAGCCGTCGGGAGATGCAGACAAGGCGCTGTCCTACGTCGCTAAGTCACCCGAAGACCTCGTCTATATGCTTCAGCGATGGAAAAAGCTGGGGAAGCTCAAATCACCGTTCATTCTGCAGGAAAAGGTTTCCGGCGTTGAAATGGCGGTCGGCGGCTGGATCGGGCCTAACGGGTTCGATGGTGGATGGTGCGAGAATTTCGAGTTTAAGAAGCTGATGGACGGTGAGAGGGGCCCACAAACGGGAGAACAAGGTACCGTCCTTCGCTACGCCGGCAAATCAAAGCTTGCCGATAAGGTCTTGAAACCATTTGAAGCCGACATCGTGAAAACGGGGCATGTCGGATACGTTGATGTCAATTGCATCATTGATGACGAAGGCAATCCGTGGCCCCTCGAATGGACGATGCGGCCTGGCTGGCCCACGTTCAACATTCAACAGGCGACGCATGAAGGCTGCCCCGCGGACTGGATGCTGGCGCTTGCAGCTGGCGCGCCGATTGGACAGTGCGTGTGGAATTCGGTAGCGGCTGGGGTGGTGATGAGCATCCCCGATTATCCGTACAATAAGTTTCCACTTTCGGACGTGGCCGAGATCCCGGTTTATGGGGTGAAGCCGGGCAGGATGAGCAACCTGCATTTCTGCGAAATGGCACAAGGCACCGCTCCGCAGTCGATTGACGGGATGGTGATGGACGATGTGCCGTGTCCGGTGACTGCTGGGACCTATGTGCTGGTCGCCAGCGGGTTAGGGAAAACGGTCGAGGAAGCCCGGCGGCATGCTTACCAGTGTCTCGAAAGCGTGAGCTTGCCCAACTCGCCGATGTGGCGCGGCGATATCGGGCGGCGCTTGCAGATCCAGCTGCCGAAGCTTCAAGCGCACGGATATGCGGTCGGCATGGACTACAAAGCAGACTAGGTAGGTCCGCCAGGAGGACAGGCCACCGTCACGTTATCGGTGCCGCCAGCCACGTCTGTTGCCTGATACTGCGCTTGAGTGGACATGCTGCTGCCGGCCAGTGTGACCGGCATCGGGATCAAGTTGTTGAACGATCCCATCAGAAATGTGCCGAGGAATGCCTGCAGGTCGGTTACGTTGTCGATGTTCGCGCGGCAGAGGGTTTGCGTCGCCCACGGGATCACCATCTGCCAGAGCGGCCGGTTCGGGCCGACAAGACTGATGACCATGATTGCGTTCGCGGTGCCGTATGTCGTCTGAATCGGCGTGCAGACCCCTGCGACCTGTCCCGTCATGCCTGCAGCCAGGAACGGAAAAGCGTTCGCCCAGGCAGACTGGTATCCGTCCTCGGAGCACAGGGATAGAAGTGTGTAGGGCACCGATCGCTGCGGCATGACTGTGGCCACCGCGTTGGCCGAGTTTTCGGTAAACGCGACGGCGGTGTACTCGTAGAAGTAATTCGGCGTGGTGGCGGCTCTGGCGGGCTGCCGAAAAGCCCAGCAAATCACCATGACTAAAATCGCGGTGATTATGCCGACCACGTACAAGACGAGGAAAAGCCGCATCATGAAGGCCGCTAGTCGCAAAGGCTCGCGCCGCGGCGGAATGTCCATCATGTCACCGGTTTGACCGTCTTTCATTGAAGACCTCCTTGCCCGGCCGCAGGCATTGCGGTCGGCATCTGCCCAGGCCGAAGGCTGCCCGGCGGCTGCTTGGGCTTGCCACGCCCCCGGGTCATAGCTCCAGCCTGGCCTCGACCTTGCGGCGCCTGGCCCTGCTGCTGAGCCTGTGCCTGCGCAGCAGCTGCGTTCTTGTTTGCCATCTGCTGCTGATGGCGGAGAATGTGCTGGCGGATGACGCCACGCGGATCGCCCTGTCTAAGCAGCTGCGCGTGAATGGCCATGTGCTTCGCGTCGTTGTCCACCGGATGGACCGGCAGGTCAAAGCCCTGCGCTAGCAGCTGGTTCTCCTCCTCGGGGGGCTCGCCCATGAGATCGGCGAGCTGCTTGAACACCTTTGGGCCGAGCCTTGGACCGTAAGTGCTTTCGACAAAGCGTTCAACGATCGGCGCCATGTCGATCGTCCGGCCGTGCAGCATCTGCGGGGGCACTTCGGACAAGACTTTCAGGCCGGCCATCTGCATCTGCATCTGCTGGGCGGTGCGGGCTTGCTCGACCCCGTTCCAGCGATACCAGATGCGGTTGTTCATTTGCTGCGGAGGGATTTCCTGCATATTCATCCTCTGCCCGTCTTCGCCGAAAGACTTCACCGCAAGCGACTCAGAGCGGAACTGCGCGTCATATGCGACGAAACGCTGCACCATCGGGGTCAGGATGCCGTGCTCAAAAGGCGTCAGAACGTCCGCCACAGTCATCATGTCGATCTGCTGCTCTGAGGCAATCTCTGCCTGTGTCGGCTTTTTCGAGGACGGACGCTGACTGACCATCGACGGATTCACGCTTAGGCTTTCGAATATCTGCGCCTTGATCGCGCTGATCAGTTCGATTGCCTCTTTGTAAAGTGGCGGGAACTCGGCGAATTTCGTGCTTCCAGGGTCAACCTCCCACACGGCGGCCAGGTCGAGCACCATGGATCCGACGCGCGGGTTCTTGATCGGGTCGGTCATGATGATCGGTAGGAGGGCGTAAGTCGCGCTATCCGCGCCCTGGTTCCAGTAGTCGTTGGCGGCAATCTGCATGTCGGCGACGATGCCGACCATCGAATTTCCCTTCCCCGATGCCGCAACCTTTTTTGCGGGGGCCGAGATGATCGGCAGAAGATCGCACCAATAAGGGTTAAGCTTACAACCTAGGATCAGATCGGGGCCGCCGAAATAGACCCTGACGATCCTCATGTCATCGCCGACCTTGAGGCGCGTCCAGGTCTCGTACACCAGGACATACTTTCCGGCCTTTTTAACGCCGGCGCTGTCGAGATGCATCTTTGCTGCGTCCTTGCGACTCGGGTCATTTCCCTTGCCATCCATGCGCTCCTTGAGCGCTTCCGCGGCGTCCTTCGTTATGTCGTCTCGGCTGCAGGCATCATCGATGTTCTGCTTTGTCCAGCGACGCATGATCGTCACGCTGCCCCCGTAATGCATTACCGCTTCATCGGCGCTGGCAGCCATGGCTGGTAGCATGATCACGTCGGTATCGGGAATTACCTCGACGTGAGGCCCGAAATCTTTGGTGACTTCGTCTTCGACGTCCTCAATCGGGTCCTGACCGATTTCGTCGGCATCCATTTCGACGCCTTCTATCATCGGACCCTTAAGCGTCTTGACGGTGGTATGGCGCTCATACTCCCGCCACGACACGTATATGTTGTATTGGCCCTCAATGTCTCCGTTGCGAAAGAGAGAGGGTATGACCTCCGTTCGCAGCTTGGCTCGATCTACATAATGGTCCACCAGGGCCATCTGAGCCTGGGGCAATTCGTCGTCTGACGTGACGACGTCAATGTATCGGCCGTTCACCGGAAACACTTGATTGACGAAGCGGGTGCATCTGGCTTCAACGGCATCACGAACGATCGGCACGAAGACCTGGGAATTGCCGTTGTAGAATTGCTTCGGTCCCAATTTACAGAACCAAATGTCCCACCAATCGCAAATGTTATTGATGCGATCAGCATTGTCCTGCCATGCAGAGTCGATGGACTCATACATTTTCAGGAGTTTTTCCTTGATCTTCGGCTTACCGGACAGCTCCTCAGCGCGGGTTACGGTCTTAGCCACGGATCAGCCATCGCGCAATGAGGCAGTCCACGATTGTCAGCGCCAGCGAATGAGGGCTATCCTCTCGGTCCTGGAAAATGATCGCCTCTGTGACCTCGATCGCTTGCTGTCGAGCGATCTTCAGCCCTGGGGGCATGTCCCACGTTGCGCCGCCGGCGCCGACAATGACTTGTTCCCCCTCAGACAGTCCGCTCATCGCATTGCACTCCGATACCGCCGCCCATCGGCCGTTTCGCGGAACAACCCCTCTTCGTCGCGATCGGGCAGCACCGCAGACCCCACGAAGTTCTCTAGCCCTTCGATCAGGGTCCGATATAGCCCAGGGCCGGGCTCCTTGGCCACGTTGTTATATTGTACTGGGAACGCAAAGCCGGCCGAAAATGCGTTGAGGGCAAATCGACAGGTTTGCGACACGGTCAACCCCGGCAGGCCTCGCGACCTGCGCTTGAGCATAGCCCGCACTTCCACCCGGCCCTTAAGCGTATCAGCCCCAGGCCGTGGCTCGCATCGCGCCCGAAGCAGTGCCTGGTGCAGCCCGACATTGGTGTACCGTTCGAAGTGCTGAGGCCCCAGGCAGTGGATGAGGGGCCCGGCCGCCACCAAAGCCGCAGCTCGCGCAAGGTCCGGGACCACATCGGCGGGTTGTCCCTCATCGATCCATTCCGCCATGATCCGTTGCACGCCCGCGTATTCCTGGCAAAGCAACAGAGTCACCCTGCTGCCGTCTGCATTCCAGCAAGCCACATGCGGCCGACCGGGCATCGGCTGCGGGTCGATCTCCACGCATTCGAAGCTGAAGTCGGCATAGACCGGGATGCCGGGCCGTAAGCTGGTAGCGTAAGCCAGTGCGTTGGGTGCGTCGATCACGCCACGCGGGAAGGAGAGGAATTGCGACCATGCGTTGCGGAATTTGCCTTCGGTTTCGCCGGGTTCGAGGCAGAAAACCGCGGTTCCTGCAGCCAGGAAGGGTTGCAGTCCTTTGATGAAGTCAATCTTGCCTCGCGGCGCTCGCACCGGGCGGACCGGGATGACGCCTCGCTTGGCTTGCTCGTGGCGGATCGGCTGCATCATCCACTCTTCGAGCCCGTCCTGTTCGACGCCGATCTCGACCGGGCGGTAGGTTTCGTGGAGGCGGAATAGCAAATTGACGATGGCGTCGGGTTGCAGGAAATCGCCGCCGCATTCCCACACGTCCAGCCGGCCGCCGGGCGCCCACGACCAAACCGCGTGACCAGTCTGGGCGCTGGTGGAGCGGGTGGTTCGGGCCGGGTCGATCATCGCGTAGACCGCCTGCCAGGTGCGAATGCGCGGCTCGCACCGGAGCATCGCCGAAGTGAAAACCTTGTCTACGGGCGAGGTCGCTTCGCACATGTACTCTTGCATGAAGACAGTATGCGCCCCCAGCTCTGTATAGCGCCGTTCGATGTCGGCAATCGCTTCCAACGTAAAACGCTCGTTTTCCGGCCACGCAGAAGTCAACTGACCTTCCGCGTCCAGATACCGCACCGGAAAGCGCGCCGCGTGCCACTCGTCTGAGTGAGCCAGTTGCCGCAACAGAGAGTTGTCAGCAAGAGGGGTCCCGATCATCCGGATAGGCGTGCGAAAGGACGCGAGAGCCGGAACCAACTCGCGGAAAAGCCAGAGCTTGTTCGCCTCGATCGCTTCCGGCGTGCTGATCCATTCTTCGTCCTCAAGATCGTCGATCAGGCAGAAGTCGGGCCGGCTGTCGCCTTCCTTCAGTCCGCGCATGCTCATTCGCGCGCCATGCGCGGCCAGTGTGACGCCGTTCGTCAGCCGGATGCGGCTTTCGTTCCACACGTCGCCGTGCAGATCGCCGAACAGACGGTTGATGACGGGGTTGTTGTCAATAATAGAGCGGATAGACGAAAGTCTTTGAACCGCCTTGCTGTAAGTATTGCATAATAGAAGACCATATTTGAAAAGTCCTGCCGCCATGCGTATTGCAATGGCTTCTTCAGCGCGGGTGGATTTCGCGCCGCCTCGAAAGGCTTCTATTACCTCACGCGGATTGTCGGAGTGGAAATTCCGCAGCATCTGTGCGTGGAAAGGCGGATCCGGGAACTGGTGAGCATCACTAAAGACGATTGCATGCGCGCGAATCGGATCGTCCTTCAGGCACCGAAGCAAATCGCGACGAAGCCGCTGGGTCTCGATGTCGCGCCAGAGTGCGTCCGTTTCGGTGAGGTCGATCAGCATTAGTCCGTCGTTACCGGAGTTATACACTTTGGGGCGTAACCGCAAGATGAAGCGCGAGGCCGAACGCGTTGGCGGTAAACCCAGGAAGGCCAACCGTCACTCTTCGGCAGTTTGGTCGAAACGCCTTGACCGCCCGGTGGGTCATCAGAGTGACGGTTGGCCTTCCTGGGTTTACCGCCGACGTAGGTTTCATCCATCTCGACCAGTCCAGTCAGCAGCGCGCCGTCGTCCGTCATCGCTTTCCGAATGCGGTGCATCATCGACCAGACCGTGGGCTGGCGAATTTCGATGTCTCGCGCGGCCTGCATGGAGGACAGACCTTTTTTCGCACTCAGCATCAGAGAGACCAGCAAAAACCAGCGTTGCAGGTCGATATGGGTGTTGTGGAAAATCGTGCCGACCGTAACGGAAAAGCTCTTTTTGCACGCCTGGCACTGCCACCTGTCCCGGTGCGCCTCGCGGTGTTTCGACACCTTCTCCGACGCACAATAAGTGCAGGTGGGGCTTTCGCCCCACCGCACCGCTTCAAGGTGTTTGATGCACGCCGCGTGGTCGGGCCAGCGGCGATAGACTTCGACGATGCTGATCATTGTCCGGACACCATCTTGTTGCCGGGAGAAATCACGGATCGGTTCCAAGCGGCATGACAGGAATGGTTTTCGTCCGGTTGGGATGGTTGACCATGGCTCAATCCTCCCCGCAATCGCACATGTCCCAATCAAATTCCGTAGTGTCATGATAAACGACTGCCCGCGCCGTCGTGATCCAATCAGCCCACGATTCTTGATCGTCACGGAACTTGCGCCGGTCCTGTTTCAGGACATGAACCTCGCCAAATTCGTCAACCTCGATGTGTCGTTTCGCGCAATCCCATGCTTCTTTTTCGGTGCTCGCCGTCAGGCTCTGGGTAAGATACTCAGGCTGTGTGAAATCCCAAACGCTGGCGCCCGCATCGATTTCGGCCCGGTGTTTGGTATATACCTTTTCGACGGCGGTATTCGGAATCAACTCAACGATGTATTGAGTAGTTTCCATTGTCATGTGTCGTCTCCGTCCCTGAACCCCGAGGCGCGGGTAAGCAGGAATGTAGCCGATCAAGGTTTAGGCATCAAGCCCTAAAGCGTATAATTCCGGTAGTTACCACCTCAATCTTACCGTCCCGGGCGCCCCATTTCCGCCCGCGGCGCCGCCTGCGGTTCCCGATCCGCCGCCTCCGCCTCCGCCGCCGAACTGACCGGGCGACTGGCCCGGCAGGTCCCCTGCTCCGCCTACCCCGCCGCCACCCAGAAGGCACCCGCCGCCGAAACCGCCCGCGCCAAAACTCGATGTGACAAACTTTCCATTGCCGCCGGAAATGCCGCCCGTTCCGCCAGCCGCCGCGCCGGTCGTGTCACTCGTGCCGCTTGCTAATACGCCGCCCTGCCCCCCAGTCCACGATACGAGCGTGGCCGATGAGGAATTGACGATCGCGCTCGTGCCTCCTTGCGTGCCGGCCGTCGAAACCGCTCCAGCTCCGCTCGCGCCGACTGTAATGGTCAGGACAGTGCCGGCCGTCACGGTGATCGGCACATCCATGCTGGCCGCTGCCCCGCCACCACCTGACCCGCCGGCGAAATTCGCCCCGTTGCTGGCGCCGCCCCCACCGCCACCGCCGCATCCCGTCGCATACATCGAAGTGACCCCGGCCGGGACCGTCAGAGTGCCGGATGCGTTGAACGTGGCAAACCGCGCGGCGACACTGCTCGACGAAACGGGGTTGATCAGGACGAAACTGTTGGACTGTGCCGAGTAGGTGATGAGGCACAGCTGGTTCGCCTGCAGGCTGGCCGTGTTGGAAAAGCCAGGGGAATCGTTGAGCGGAAGCGCGGCCAGGCCGGAACCGCTTGTGGTCACGTCCTGGACGGTAAAGGGGCCGCTGAGGCTGCCGGGTGCCAAAAACACATAGGTCGTGCCGGCCTTGTACGCCGTGACCGCCGGCGCCGTGCTTGCGCCTGTCAGCTGGATGAGCGTTCCGGAATATGCCGCGCTGCACGGAATGATGGTGCCTGTGGCAAGTCCAAGAGCTTCCAGCGCCGCTACTGCCGTGGCCGATCCGGTGCCGCCGTTCGCTATCGACACAGGAGTCGTTGGGATATTCAAGCCGTTGAGGTAGTTTATCAGCGCCTGAAAATTCGCATTCACTTGCGCGGAAGCAATAGTCGTGCCCGGCGAAAAGGTATAGGGAACGCCCGCTGGCATTTGAAGGCTCCTGCTTTGTGACTAAGTCACGCCCGATGGGAACTGTTGCGTATATCCCAGCACCTTATACTGCATATAGAGCGTGCCGATTTTGAAGCCGGTTTGCGATATGCCGGTGCATGAAAAAATACCCTGCTTGAACACAAGAGGACCGAGCCACCAAAGCTGATTCGGCGCGAAGGACTGCGGTGTGCCGTCCCATTCGTTTGTGTCCCAGATCGCAAAATCCCAGGTTGATTCTGTGCCGAGCGGGGTGACGCTGTATTCGCCGACCGGGTTGCCCTGGCTGTCCACGAGCATTGTGCCGCTTGAGTCGCTGAAGGTCGCTGAAACGACAGGGCCGCTTCCGACGAATTGCAGATCAAGCGCCGAATGAATTGTTGAATTCTCCATCTGCTGCTGATTGTCTGGCAGAAGCGAGGTCGTGAAGACCCAGGTCATGGAGTCACCGAACTCTTCGTAAATCGTCGTGGACGAGGGCAGCACGTCGCTTTCAAACAAACCGATCCGCGCAGTCGTGACATTGCCTAGGATTGTGTAGGTGACAGTATTTGAGACGACACTTGTTGCGTTCGTATTGCGAACGACAAGTGTGTGAGTGCCGGGGCCTTCCGCTGGCCCTATTCCACCCCAGGCGGCGCCTCGTGACGGCGCCGGGCCGAACATTGGAATCGTGACCCATGTTCCGCTGTCGTCCACCATGTAATCCATCGAAGTAGCGTTGGGCGTTTCGGTGTCGGTGCCGGAAATGATCGGCGCGACATAAGCCTGGGCAGAGGGAATCGATAGAAGGATGGTTTGCGACAGCGGGGGGACGACATATGTGACCGTATTGCTGACAACTGAGGTTGCGTTAGTGTTGCGCACGGTGAGAGTGTGCGTTCCTACGGCCGATGCGGGCCCTACGCCGCTCCACGTGCCATCCTCGGCTTCCGCGGGCACGAAAGACGTGACCCCGTTGATCGTCCATGTTCCGCCGTCGAGCTGATAATCGAGCGCGGTCGCAACTGGGTATTCGACATCAACGCCGCCGATGACGACAGGCGTTTCATACGTGGCTATCGGAGTGTTCAACCCGATCGACGGCACAAAGCTTCCCGCGACCGTAAACGTCACGACGTTGGAGAGAACGCCCCAGGTCGCGTCTGCCATGACCAGGGTATGCTGCCCGATCTGATAGGCTCCGGACGGCACCGCAGGGATGATCGCTGACCAGTTGCTGCCACCCTGAAAATTGCTTGGCTGCAGATACACGCCATAGCCCGGACCGGAATCGGGGTTGCCGGGTGCGGCAAAGCCGTCCAGCACGTAATACATGTTTGTCGCGATGGTGCCTGAGTTTGTGCCTTGAGCGACAAACGGCGCGCCGACCGAAAGAGTGCCGATTTGATCCAGGAAAATGATTTCGGAAGGGTCTTGCTCTACTATGTCGATGTCATAAATCAAAATGCCGGCGTCGAGGGCGATTGTTATGCCTGCAAAGGCGTCTGGCGTGCCAGACAAAGAGGGCAACGCAATCTGCGATATGACCAGTGGCCCCGCTGGCGTCTCTCCTGTCAGGTATGCGTAGTAACCAGTTTGCGGGTATGCAAACCCCTCTCCGAGCTGCAGCAGGCAGTAGGTGCGAAATGTGCCGCTGATCGAAAAACCGGTGAATGTGTCTCCGGGCATCGGGTTTTTCGGACAGGTCAGCGTAAAGGTGGTGCTGCCTTCGACCACCAGACCATTGATGAGCAGGCTGCCTACTGTTTGCCCGGTTGTCGAAGGGGCGGGAACAGTCAGCGTGCAGCCGAGAACCGGGAAAAAGTCTGGATTGAACGGATCGGTGAAAAGCTCGACGCCAATGTCGCCGCCGACAGCGCCGTCTGCGTCGCCGGTATAAATGAAGGAGGCTTGAGCAGAAAAAACGCAACCAGAAACGATCGCGCCACCGGGCAGGCTAAAGGTCGCGCTAGGTCTCGGTGGAGGTCCACCAATTCCTGCGTTCAGCGTGCCGGATAAAGAGCCGGACATTCGTCACGCAAAGCCGTAAAGCGCGATCGATGTATACTGGCTAGTTGTATCGTTGTTGTAATAGCCAAACCCTATGGTATCTAGCGCCGTCAAATAAGTGGCAATCGTCTCGCTGTATATATAGCAAAATGCGTTGGTGTTCACCGGATCGTAAGAAAAATAAAATTTGAGGGTTGTTCCGTCACTGGTAACACGCAGGGCGAACATATTACCCAACAAAGGAGAAGGATTATAGTTAGATTGATGGGAAACGTAACTCTGACTTGTCGTGAGCCCGCTCCAATGGTCAATATAAAGCTGTATTGGATTCGAACCGAAATACAGGTAAAACGGCATGAAGTTACCGGTAGAAGAGTTGCCTAGAATTATGCCGATGCTATCGCCACCGGCCACCCGTCCATTAGCGGTAAACAGAAACGTATGATCGAAACTCCCTGATACACTTTTTGTAAGCAGGTGCCAGTAACCAAGCGTGCCTCCGTATATTTGCAGCGGGCCGCCGGATATATCAGTGTAGCTCGCTCCCTGCTGATTCATCCACGTCCAAGTGGAACCGGCCGGCCGATTCCAAGAGCCGGATGAAAAACTGTAATAATTGCCCCACCCGGGAGCGTATGCAGGACCGGTGCCGGAACCGCCGCCGAAGGACACCGTCGCGGTGCCGGTCCCGGAACCCGATAGCGTGCCGCCGCTGCTGATGATCAGATCGGAAACCGCGGTGACGGTGTGGGTGCCGTCGGTGATCTGCCACGCGGCGCCGGTGGTCAGCGTGCCGCTTGAATAAGTCCCGCCGACGAGGGTCAGAGCCCCCAGCGTCGTGCCGTTCGAATAGACCACACCCGCCGACGGGACCGACGCAGCCGAACAGGTCAGAGTGCCGGAGGCGTACGAAAGTGCGCCAGCCAGGGTCGTGTGGGCAAAGGCGCTGCCAGTCGAGTAGACGATGCCGGCGGTTGCCGGCGCCTGATTGGTGATCGTAAGCGTGCCCGAGGAAAAGGTCGCCCCGGAAAGCGTGGCATCGCCGAAGGCGCTGCCGGTAGAATAAACCAGCCCCGCGCTGGGCGCCTGAGTGCTGACGGTGAGGGTGCCGCTGGCGTAAGACGCGCCGACGAGGGTCAGTGCTCCGAGCGCGCTGCCGGTCGAATAGACGACGCCGGCAGACGGGACCGATGCAGCTGACACCGTGAGGGTGCCGGCCGAGTAGCTGACCGGCCCCGCCAGGGTCAGGGCTCCGAGCGTTGAACCGCTCGAATAGACCACGCCCGAGGAGGGAACCGCTGCGGCGCTGCAGGTCAGGGTGCCGGTTGCGTACGACAAAGGCCCCGCAAGAGTCAGCGCCCCGAGTGTGGTTCCGTTTGAGTAGACCGCGCCGGCAGACGGGACCGATGCAGCTGACACCGTGAGGGTGCCGGCCGAGTAAGAGACCGGGCCGACGAACGCCACGTCGATCAGCGCGCTGCCGGTGCTGCCCACGAGGCCTGCGGATGGCACTGTGGCTCCGCTGACGGTCATGGTGCCGTTGCTGTAACTCGCGCCGACGAGTGAAGCGGTGATGAGGCTCGTGCCGTTGCTCGCCACCATGCCGGTTGACGGGACCGACGCGCCGCCGGTCAGGATCGTGATCGTGGCGACGCCCGAGGCCCCGGTTGTGACCTGGACGCGGCCGAGGAAGTCGAGCGTGCCCACCGAAGACACCGTACCCGCCTGGCTGACCACCACTAGGTTAGGGGCGCCGGCAGGCAGGGTATCGGCCGGCGCCAGGCCTGCGGATCCGTTGAAGATGCCCGCCACCATGTCCGCCGTGCCGACCGTCGAAACAGTAGGCATCAGAGGCAAAGCGCGCTCGATCACCGTTGCGATGGGCGCGACCTTGCCGCCGCCACCGGAAAGCGGGATCGTCGTGACTAAATTGGTCGTGCTGCCGACACTCGTGTCGGACGGCAAGTTCGAAATGTCGATTGAGCCGGACATGCTCTACGCCCCTCTCACGACTAGGTATCCACCAGTAAAGAGCCGGTCGAGCTGGCCAAGGTGCCGTTGCTCGATATATACGCGCCCAGCACCCCGATACCCGCCAAATTCTGCACGAAGGCGGCGACGAAGGTGTTTTTGTAAGAGCGCATGAAGACCGTGGGCAGCGAATGCGGCCCAGTCCATGCTTTCAATCCGAAATTGAACCAATATTCAACAGTGTCCTCGGGACTCGTCTCGCTCTGCCGCACCGCAACGCGAAGGGTCTGCACATTGAAAGCGGATACGATTCGGCTCCTGTTTGGAGCGCGCTGAAAAACGGTTGAAATGCCCTCGCCGAATTCACCGATCACGTCGGAAACGGTGGAGTTGAAGTCGATCAGCCGTAGGCCGTCAGGCGCGATAAAGGTCAGTCCAAGTGGCGTGGAGGTCACTGAATTCGGCGCATCGGTCCCGGTCGCGACGTTGAGGGTGTTGATCGCCCAGGCTGTCGGGATCCCTGTGTAATCGCCGGTCAGCTGATAGATTTGCTGCACGTCCTTGAAAACCATCAGCGATTGGACGATGCCGCCGCTCGTATTGTTGAGCGGCAGCCCGGCGATCTTTGTGACCGGTGTCGAGTCGCCATAGGTCAGGACCTGATTCGCGTTTGTCTGCTGCAGCGGCAGGAATTCGTCACTGGCCTGGGTTGCATTGAGCACCGCGTAATAAGCGCGACCGCCATAGACGGCCACGCCGACCGGCACCGCAACCAGCGGGTTGATCGACAGGTTTCCCGAATGCCAAACCGGGCTGGATGGCTTGGTTAGATCAAACCAGCCGAAGAACCCGTTGGCCGCACCCGTAAAGCCTGGATGCGTGACAAGGACATAGGCCCCCAACGTGTCCATCGTCGGCGGGGTCCAGTCGCCTATCAGTGATGCCGTCGCAGGAATGTTCGAATTGTCGATGCCTGTGACCGCGGTAAAATTGCCGTCCAGTAGGTTGTAGACGAACGGTATGTCGTAGCCCTGACCGTTGGCGATCATGCCATAAACAGTGTCGCCGAGGATCAAATAGACCGAAACGGTGCCCTGCCCGACCGAAAAACCGGGATATTGCACCGCAGCCGGCCTCGGGACATAGACATTCCGCGTCGAAGGGTCCGGAACCAGATTGGCGAGCGCGGCCATGCTGCCGAGCCCGGTACTAGTGGAATCGATCGTGTCAGTGACGCCTTTCGGGCGCCATGCGAGATTCCGAGCGCCAGCGATCGGCATGCTCTAGAGCACCATCACCAGCCAACCAGCTTGGTATCTGGCAGCTGATTGAAGTTCCTACCGAAGCGCCGGCTGTCCAGCGTTACCTTCTTTGCACGCCCTTCGTCGTCGTTGGTCAGCTGCATGAAATTTCTCAAACGGTCCATCGCCTCTCGGAAGAACATTTCCGATCGAGGATCGCCGACAAGCTTTGCCATACGAGCCTCAAGTTCCGCTATCAGATAGCCCTGGTTCGGAAACCACGGGACCTCAGTGGAGGTCTGCGGGCTTGTGATGTCAGCAAGCAGTCGCCGGTAGATCACCGTCACGGGAAACGCGCTGCTCGCCGGCGGCCAGACATACATGTTCGGATTGAGCGGCGGCTCCTGGCCCAACGGCGATATGTCGGTCGCGAAAAAAACCGGGAAGTTGGCAATACCCGCCTGCTGAACCTGCATCAGATATTCAGTGTAATCGATGCTCTTCAGATAATACGGCACGCCGTCGTAGGTGTAAAAAACTCCACCTTTTTCCGCACGCTTATAGTCGAGCGGCAGCTGATACGGCCCTGAGCCGTTTCCGCTACCGTTATCCACGACGAAATTAAACTGAAAGTTGCCGCGGCAGAGATCGAGGTCCTGGTTGTCAGCGAGATCGGCCAGGATAACATTGAGAAGCTGGCCAGCCTGCGTCGTCCAGCCGGGCGCTTGAACCGTCGTAAGCGCCAGATTAACGATCTGCGCGGCAGTAAGGGGCATCGACGATCGCTTTCAGAGCGGCGGACTCGGCGCGCAGTTTTGCGATCGTGCCATCGAGCATCCGTTCGGTCGCTTGCAAATTGTTCAGCGTCTGTGTCCGCTCAGTATCCGCGGCACTCTGCTGATGCGCCAGCGTTTTCAAGTAAGCGGCAAGCTTGGTCGAAGGAGTGTATGGACCACGACGCTCTTGTTCAGCGTGCAGCTTCGAGTCGGCTTCGACGGCCTCGTCGCCTTGCTTGATCCGCTCGGCGGTCTTGGCCTGGTAGTCAGCTTCAGCGCGTTCCAGCTGCCCGGCGTTCAGGGCGCGCTGACTGTTGATGCCGTCGATCTCCTTGGAAATCGCCGCGATTCGTGCCCGAGCCTTAAGCCGCTCGCCATCATCGAAAAGCGTGTCCTGAATAAAGCTTCGCTCGAGCGCCCCCATGTCCCGTTCGTAGTGAGTCTGCAGCATGCAGACGGTGCCGTTGCCGAGGTCGATCTGCAGACTGCAACCAACGGCCGGGATGACAGGCGGTGCGCCGCCATTTGAAGCCGTCACGACAGCATCATTCCGGGCATGCCGCCGACCGGCCGAAGCCCCTGATTGGGCTTTCGCGGGTCGAACCAGCGCCCCTGCTCGCGCGCAAGGTTCTCGCGCGCTCGGGCTTCCATCGAGATAAAGGACTGCGCCTGAGCTTTCGTGACGCGATAGGTGACACCGTGCCAGTAGGTGCGACCGTCGATCGTCCAGCACGCGTGCGGGGTGATGTTATCCGGGATTTCCGGAGTATAATCGACCATTTCCTCGCACGAAGTCGGCTGATCCAGGCCGGCGGCAAGGCGTTCCTCGCGAAGCGCCGCGTCCATCGCAGCCTTCATAGCCTCTTTGCGCATCTCCTTTGCGACTTGAGCCCGCGCATCGGCTCGGATTTCTTCCAGCTCCTCGGGGGTCAGCTCGACCGTCAAAGACTGAAGGCTTGAATTGCCGGCGCGTGCGGCAGCTGCTTGCGCTTCGACACGGCGCAGATTTCGCGTTTCAAATTCCTCTTTGGTCATTTTTCCTCTCAGTCAGGAATGAGCGGTCAGGTATGCGTCCAGCCGCCGGTGGCGATGGAATGAGCCGAGACCAGGATCGGCCAGCCGTTGGCATCAACGAAAACATAGTCACCGGGTTGAACGAGAAGAGGCCCGCGGTTCGGAATGATCAGGATTTCGTTTCTGAAACCCCCTTTGAGGATCGGATGAAGGTTGTTGAGATCGTCTTTGATCAAGTTGTTGATGGTGGCGATGTCGGCCGGCAGGAAGTGAGTCGTCGCGCCGCTCGTTTTGCTCGGCACGACGATGCCGGTCAGGTTGCTGGTGGTCGTGGTGCCGCCGGTGATGGTGGACATTCAGATGGCCCTTTGCAGCGTGTGGCTTACGGGTTGCCGGATGCCCAACCATCGATGATGGCGCTGTTTGTGGTGGTGTTGAACTGCGCAGCCGCCAGAGTCGCAACCAAAGTGCAGCCGGTGCTGACCTGGCTTGTGGTGGGCGAGTTGCCGCCGGCCAAAATCTGTGGCGCGACCACCACCGTCAGACTTTGGGCTGAAGGAACAAACTCGCCGGCGGACCCGTCTGGAACCCAGCCGATCGTTAGCGTGCCGAAAATAGAAACGGACATGAGATTTCGCCTCTTTAGCCGAAGGTTGCGGTAAAGGCCGACGTCGATTCGATTCGGCAGCCGAATTGCTGATTCGAAATCAGGAACCCGTAGAACTTTTTCCAGCCGACAATGCGAAGCTGGTTCAGCGGGTCGGATTTATCGGCCGTCGTCAGATAGGTCATCTTCGTGCTGTCGAGATCAATGCAGCTGTAGAAGTCTTTGCCGATGACGAAGGTCGGGAACACGGTGAGTCCGGTCGCCGGCGCGGCGGGCGGGGTCTGCGACACGCCGAGCGCGGTCAGAACCACGGTGGCGCCGGGCGGCAGCTGTGTTGCCATGCCTGCATACGGGCCGCTTGTCGGAGCGGACGTGCTTGACGTGGCGGCAAGGTTCGTCAGCGCGGTGGCGCTGGTGCCGATGTAAACCGAATAGACATATCCGGCGGTGGACGGCAGGGT